GTTTAATGGAAATATTCCCTGCCTTTACTGTTGGTAATTCTACTATTGTGTAACTCATTTTGGTTTTAGGTTTTTTGGTTTATGCAAATATATTATTAATTATTGTAATAATTAAAAAAAAGGGAGAAGTATTTCTCCCCCCTGATTTTTAACTTTATTATAGACTAGAATGATCCACCAGTGATTGGGTTTCTCATAACAATCTTTAACACCTTGGTTGGATCTTTAACCCAAATTGCAGGCATTGTTTGTGTCATGAACACACGGTATCCATTAAATTGTCCGGAAGAATTAAATCCTTGAGTTTTACCCATGTAATCCATTGTTCCATTTTGGTACCACCACTTTAATTGATTATCCCAAGATAATTTTAACATGAAGATGTTGTCATTTCCAGTGTCAGTAATATCAAAGATAACAAAAGAGTAAGAGGATAAAGGATTACCATCAATGATTGGGTTTTCAATATCATTAGTATGTAAGTTATCAAAAGCTGGGTTAAGAACAAACTTAACATTAGCTAAGAAAGGAATTACATAACTAGTGAAACTGAATCCAAAGTTTAAGTCCATTGCATTAGTTCCAGTTACTGCACCAATACCTGCATTAGATGCAGCTTGCAATACTAGACCAGAGTTAACAGCTTCACGTTTGATAGCTTCATTAACCATACGCATACCACCCATACCTGTTTGTACAATAAGCTGACGCTTAGGATCTGGACCTTGGAATTCCACACGTCCTGCATAGAAGTTGTAAAGCTCTCCACGGAAAAGTTCCAGTGTAAAGTTAGACTTGTTGTATACACGCTTGAAGGAGTTATCCAATTGTTTCCAAAGACCTACAGATAAACGCATGTCATCTGGACCATCTTGCTTAAGTTTACCACCATGACCCCACATTAAGTAAGTTTCAATGTCAGTAGAGATCTTAGTTAAGTGAGCAGATTCCATTGTAGTTAAGAAAGTACGTGTCAAAGAACCATTAGCAACAGCTTTTTTCACATAATCTTTACCCATTGTAGATACCATGTCTTCAATCTTAGTGATTGATGGATCCATGTTCTTGTCAAAGTTTCTCCAGATTTCAGTTACAGGAACTGTTCCATCTGCATTCATTCCACCTTTAACCATTAAGTCAGCTCTTGAAGATACTGAATAATGAACATGAGCTTCTGCTCCTCCTACGAAATTGTAGAATTCACGGAAACCTGCACGTGTCATAACATCAGAAAAACGCTCACCATATTCTCCACGGGCAGAACCCTTACGGAAGATTTTAGTACCGTTAGTCAAATACTTGTTATCCAAGAACTTGTAGTTATCATTGTTTACTAATTGTACAGTATAGATAAAACCATCTCCTAAAGGAAGGATATCATCTACAGTGATGTACATCTCACAACCATTGTATTTATCATAAGTGATGATATCACCATGACCAAATTCTCTACGGTTGATTTTAATCTTGAAGGTTGTTCCATCAATACCTTTGTTAGCATTTTCTGGTTCAATGTCTTCAATGATGTATGGAAGCTCTTGAGAAATAGGAGTTTGCCATTTGTATTCACCACGTGCACTATCTACCATGATGATGTTTTTACCACCAAAAGATGATAACTGGTATAAAGGCATTTCAACTTTCTGAGCCATTGCCCAGATGTCTACTGGACCTAAATCCATTGGTTCTGCGTTTTTTAGCATGTTCACCAAGTGGTATGAATCCACATGAGATGATGCTTGGTAATTGGTATCACGCAGGAATATACCATTGTTCAATACTGGAGTTGCCATTTTGTTTTAAAAATTTAGTTAGTAATTAATTGTTTATTGTTTGTAAATTATCTTTTAAAAAAGCTTTGTTGTGCTCTTTGTAATTTCTGTACTTGCGGTTTTTTAGGTTCATCATCAGTATCCGCTGATACTACTGAAGATAGCTTATTACTTTGTTCTGTCTTTAAAGATCTAACTGTTTGTGCAACAGCTTCTTTCTTTCCTATCTGTCTTACTTTTTCTTTGTATCCTTCTGGATCAGCAAGTAACCAAAGTGCTTCAGCAATTAAGTCATGTCTTGGTTCAACATATTGGTACTTCTCTAATAGGTGCCCTAACATATTAGTAGGTCTTCCACTTACAGAAGGATAGTTTGGTTGAACTAATCCTGTATAAAGCATACTCTGTGTTTTTTTATCAAGTTTAACACCATTTATTTCACCTGGTTCAAGAACTGTATATACGTTATCCATATATGCTTTAGATTGTATTTCTTGTTGTTTACGCATTTGCTCTTGTTTAGCAAGTTTTTGCTGAACAATCTGCTGTTGCATAGCATCTAATTTTGGTTTAAACTTATTAGCTTTAGATTCTAGATCACCTCTGTCTTTCCACTCAGTGATTTCTTCTTCTATGTCTTCAGCTGTACCAAAGTTAGTAGCATGTAAATAAGATCTTACAATTGTTTCTTGTCCATCTTCTGTATTTGGGTCAAGATCCATTATCTCTTCTGCTGCTGCTAGTGTCCGGAACATACCTTTTAAATCTTGTCCACCGTTAGCTACATAATGTGCAGCTGCTTGTAGTTCTTCAGGTAATGCATCAAAGAATTCTTTTGGTGTTTGTTCTCTCACCTTTCTTTCTTTTTCAGACATGTTAGCTTCAAATAACTCTTCAAAATCTTGTAGACTGTATTTCTCAATAGGTTTTTCATCATCAAAAGGTACTAGCTGCCCTTTCTCAATTAACTTTTTGGTAAATTCAATCATGCCATCCTTTGACATTTTAGGTCTACCTGTAGCTGTAACATCCGGTTCATTATCACTAGGATCTGATCCATTGTCTTCTGCTACTATAGCATCTAATTCTTTTTTAGCTACTGCAGAAGTTGTAGTTACTGTACTGTCTTCTTCTTCATCTTTGTCAAGGAACGATGTATCTACTGTTCTTGATGTAAATAACCCAGGTTTTTTTTCTTCATCAGGAGGTAGCATAACATTCTCTGCTCCTGGTGTACCTAGTATATCATTTAAATCCATATCTACTTCTTGTACAGTAGTAGAATCTGTGTTGGTTTTATTCTCACTCATCTGGTTTGGTTTTTGTTGGTTATGTTATAATTATAATATACGCAAATTTATTAAAATAAACATATAAAGTTTATATCAATAAAAAAAATTTGTCATTAAATAGCTAAAACTACTTTTTATTTTTGTCTGTTTTCTTGACATCATACTTATTTTTGTTTTCTTTAGCTATCTGTAAATCAGTTTGTTTCATATTTTGCATAGCTGCTAGCTTCTGTTGTTCAATAGCTAGCTTCTGTCTATTCATTGAATCCTTAGATGATTGGATAGATTGTTTAAGACCCATAGTTTGCTGGAACTCATCAGTCTTTCTTAGTGTATCCATCTGATCAGCATAGTCTGATTGCATGTTTTTATCTATATCTTGCATAGCACCATAACCCGCAGACTTAATTTCAGCTACTAGTAAATCTCTTCTTCTGTCTTTTTCTTTCTCCATAGCTGTAGAATCAAGCTCCATTTGTTTTTCCTTGGTTCTTTGTTCTATCTCCATCTGCTTCATTCTTTCATTAGACTGCATTTCTTCTTGTCTTGCAGCAGTAGCTTTAGCATCTGTCTCTTTAAGAACATGAGTTAATTCAGCTAAGGTTTCAGCTGCCATTACATTACCTAGATCATAGATACTTGCACCAGCTGTATTATTACTTATAGCAAGTTGTTTCATTTGCTCTAGCATATTACGGTGGTTAGCTTTAGTTGTACAAAATACATTGATATCTCTAAGTAATAGATCAGTACCATTAATTTCAAAGTTAACATTCTCATCTGCAGATGTCATATACTGAAGTCTGATAGATGGTTTCTTAGAATGATAAAACTGAGCTAGGTCAGTTCTCATCTGATGTACTCTTGGCATTAGATAATCAGAGTGCTGCATAAAGTATACTTCTGTTTGAGCATATGAACCAGCTATTGCTTGTTCTACTCCTGTAGCTGTATTTGTTTGTCCAATCTGTTGACCTAATCTTTGTGGTGTGATACCTATTACTTCAAAACATTGTTGTTTAAAGTAGTTAGCCATCTGGATCCTAGATAACATACGTTGTGTTTGTTCTAGGTTCATTACCTGAAAATGTTGAAAGTTTAAAGCATTCTCTGTATTAGTAATGCTTGTATCTAAAGGTAGCATCTGGAAGTTCTTCATAGCTACATAAGCTTTAGCTAAGTTGTTAGGACCCCAGTCTTCTCCTAAAGAGTGTTTAGGTAATGCATTTTGATCTAACATGATTACAGTACCTAGTTCATCTACCAAGATATCTGCAATCTGGTTGTTTACTATGTTATAACCTATTTGAAATGGTTTCATTAAATCCACCATAGCTGTAGATCTAGTGTTACGGTCAGAGAATACTGCACCTTCTACCGGTAATTTACAACCATAAAGTGTACTGTCTCCTTTAAACTGGAACTTTAACTTACCCATCTTGTTCTGACCAATACCTAAATACATAGGATTAATACCACCTGGGTTATTCATACCCCAGAATGATGGATGATTAGGTCCTATCTTTACACCACCCCATACTTCATTAATCCAAATCCATTCTATATGTTCACCAAAGATTAAGTTATTTTTAGTTTTATTTTTAAACAGAGCTGTATTATATAATGGTTTATCTGTAATTTTATAATCTTCATCTATGATGTCAACCATTACTTCACCTTGTTCAGTTACTTTAGTAAGATGTCCTACTTTACGCTGTGATTTCCAGTATGCTGTAGTTGTTCTAAGCATAAAAGCCATACCCACATCTTTATAATCTTCTGATTCACCCATTACCCAGTTTACAATATCTCCACCATTAAAGACAGAGTTATCATACATAGATACAAACTGACGGTAAGCTAAAGAAGGCATGCTTGTATTCCATTCATGAGACTTAGTAGCATCATAGTAAGAACCATCATTTTGGTAACCCTGTAAAGGATAACCTGCAGATCTTACAGGATATATTGCTTCTACAGACTCTAATTGTTCTTGAGTCATAAGGTAACCATACTTATCTATAACATCAGAAACTGTCATCATTTCTATCTTACCTACCCAGTTACCTTGTGATATATACCTTACTTCTGGAGACTTATGGTAAAAAGTCATTACCGGGTTCCATAGTTCAATGTCATAATCATCATCCCCCATTTTAAAGTGCCAGAACTCACGGTCAGTAATTAGCATCTCTCTAAATGCTCTTTCCTCTAGTTCATCCATTTTAAATCTTTCTTCATCTACCTTGTACTGATGACTTGCCCATTGTTCAGACATGCTTCTGTAATCTTTTACAAAGAAGTTTTGAATTTCTGGTAAAGACTTAAGTTTCTGAGGATCAGTCTGTTCCTTCATTTGTTCTTGAACTTGTGGATCTTCAGGGTTCATACCTGCTTCAATCATTTTAGCAAGTATCTTTTGTTCAGCATCAGCTAATAGAACTTCTTCTATAGCTTGTCTTTTTTGTTCTAGTAAGTCATTGTAGGAGAACTCATCTACACCTCTGAAGGTTACTTTAGTATTACGCTTAGCAAACTCAGCTACCATTACGTTAACCACATTAGGTATAATAGGATAGAACTTTAGTTCTAAAGCTGATGCATCTTCTTGGGTTAATGTTTCTATTAGTTCACGGTTCTCATTATTACCTTCTACTAAGTAGTCTGTTTTATCTATAACACCTTTAGCTAACTTATAGTTTTTCATAAGTCTGCGGGCATTTCTTCTAATCTGTTTAAGACCATTCCATTCTAACCAGTCTAAGTTCCAAGCAGTCCAGTCCTCATCCTTATCTTTTCTAGGTATGAACTGTATTGGTTGTGTTATAGATCCCATGCGGTTATACTCCGCTTTGGCACCCTTTTTTAACTGCATTGCATTTAATACTTTCATGTTATCTTATGTTTTTAAATGGAGATCTTTGTAATCTAGTTTGTGAATTAGAGTTTTGCTGACCAATGTGACGGAAAGGGCTCACATTCAATTTATACAAATTTTTTGAATTATCCAAGTGTTTTGTGTCTGTTCTTTCAACTCTTTTCTTATAACCCCTGTTAGCTTGCTGTACTTTTGCAAAAGCTATGAGTGCTGCTAAGGATACTAATCTATCCACATTGACCCCATCATCATAAGCTTCCATCTCTACAAAAGCCATGATATCAGGGATTCTTTCTACACCGTAAGTAGTTTTTACTATAGTTCCATCATCTTTAGTTTCATGATAGATCTCTTCTTTAAGAAACTCTATTAGGTAACTTAGCATATGACTCTTAAATAGGGTACCTGTGTTTTTCCAACCATAATCCTGGAATACATTGTTATTAGCTCCTAAGTCTTTTAAGAATAAGATTTGGTTCTTAGGTACTAAATACTTTTGTTTCTTTCTTTGTATCATATGGTTAATGAAGTGAGAGATGTTATTCTCTACTATGGTCCATGCATTATACCATTCTATGATCATTTCTAATCTTTCATGGGTTTTATTAATGTCATCAAATCTTCCGCACCATGCTGCTACTATTTTATCAGATTCTGTATATGTTTGTATTTCTGCTTTAGTATGTTTAGTTACTTCTACTGGGTTTTTATATACATAGATAGAACATAAGGATTCTGAGGTTGTTGTTTTCCCCTCAGAAACTGGATCTATAGAAGCATAATAAGTGCCCCATGATGAACCAGCATCTGGTTTTTCCCATACTACAATAGTGCCTGCTTTATCTTCTAGGTTCTTAGTTATTGGAAATTCTGTAATAGGTAGCTTATTAGTAGATTTACTTTCTA